GTAGCATTTTGTCCTTGGAGAGGGACTCTAATAACTACTACTTTATAATACGAGGAGAAAAAGCCAAGATGTCAATAGTTGACATTCACGCCCCGGCGGGCGACGGCTACGGCGTGATTTACGCCGACCCGCCCTGGAGCTACCGCCAGCAGGGCAACGGCGCAGCGGCGCGCCACTATCCCACCATGACGCCGGACGAAATAAAGGCCCTGCCCGTCCAGACACTGGCCGCCAAGGATTGCGCCCTCTTGATGTGGGCCACGTTCCCGAACCTCCAGCAAGCCCTGGACACGATCCGCGCCTGGGGCTTTGAATACAAAACCCTGGCATTTTGCTGGATAAAGAAAAATAAGAGATCGGGGGGGGATTTTTGGGGTTTAGGCAGCTACACCCGCCAAAACGCGGAGGTTTGCCTCCTGGCCGTCAAGGGCCACCCGCGCGTAGTAAGTCACAGCGTACACAGCGTTATACAATCCCCAATCCGGCAACACAGCCAGAAACCGCCAGAGGCGCGGGACAGGATCGTGCAGCTATTTGGCGATCAGCGTCGCCTGGAGCTGTTCGCGCGCGAATCAACGCCGGGCTGGGACGCCTGGGGAAACGAGGTGCAAGACAATGACGCAGCCCTGTTATAAATGCCCGGATCGCTGCCAGAACTGCCACGCCAGCTGCGAAAAATACGCCGCTTTCCGCGCAGAGCTTGACAAGCGACGCGAATATAACAAGCAATTCCAGCCAATAGACCCCATGCCATACTCCCACGAAATGGAGAAGAAAAACCGCCGCAGAAAGTACAAAGGGGGCAGCCAATGAACAAACCCACAAATGAGTATATAATGGCTATAAAACCCGAATGGGTGGCGCTGATTGAGAGCAAGGAGAAAACGCTGGAGATCAGACGCACCGCGCCGTACATTTCCCCGCCCGTGTCAGAAAACAACCCCATAGACGTATGGGTGTACGAGACGAAAAGCAACGGCGGGCGCGGCCAGGTCGTGGGCCGTTTTCTCTGCTGCAATATCCGAAGTTTTGACGCCCACCGCGACGATCTGACGCTGCGGCGCGCCGCCCGCGTTCCCTGGGAAAAGCTCAAAGAATACCAGGGAGACCGCACACGCCTGTACGCCTGGGAAATCACCTACTACAAAAAGCTGGCCGTCCCGCTGCCTCTGTCCGCTCTGGGCTGCCAGTTCGCGCCGCAATCGTGGTGCAAGCGCAAAAAGGAGAAAAGAGCATGAAAAACCGCTATTTTTACGGAACGATCCGCCCGGAACGCGCCACAAATGAGTGGCAGCGCAAAAACGCCCTGCCCGCCAGGTATGACACGGCCACCCCGGCGGAACAAGCCCGGATGCGCGAATACTACGCCGTCTCTGACGATGAGTGCGAGGAAATGCGGAAAATTTACGCGACTTTTCCGCAGCACCTTGTTTTCATGCGTTCGGGGGTACATCAAGACGAGTATGTGCTGGTAGGCTGGAAGAAAGAACAGGACGAGGGCGTGCGAGAGGCAATCTGGCTGCTGGAGCAGCTGGGCGGAGCCTACGAGGGATACCGCGAGAAGTTCCTGGAGGACTGGGCCAAAGAGCAGTACGACCCCTGGGGGTGCTGGTACATCCCGGAGTGCATAATGGACATCGAGGAAGAATACCACCCGGACGACACGAAAGAACAGGAGGGCCACGACCATGAAGAAAGTAATCGCGCTTGACTTTGACGGCACGCTCTGCGAAAACGCCTGGCCCGGTATCGGCGCGCCAAAGTGGCCCGTGATCCGCGCAGCACAGGAAGAACAGCGACAGGGCGCGCTGCTGATCCTATGGACGACCAGAGAAGGGCCGGAGCTTGAACAGGCTTTAGCCTGGTGCGAATATGCGGGCCTCCGGCTGGACGGCGTGAACACATCCGCACAGTGCTGGAAAGACGCATACCAAAACGACCCGCGCAAGATCGGGGCCACGGAATACTGGGACGACAAAGCGGTAGACGTGGCGACCATTGAAACGCGGCAAATGCTAAAAGAGGAAACACGCCGCCGCCAGGCAGCCTGGAACACGGCAAAGAGAGCCTATCAGGCCGCCCGCTGGCCCTGGCAGCGCTGGCGGCTTAAAAGAGAGGCCCAGCGCGCGTGCTGCGACTACCTGGACGTCTACATAGCCCAGCGCAATGCAGAGGCGCACAAGCTCTGCGAGGCCACCCGCGCAGCCTATGAGAAAGCCTACGCCAAAAGGAGCGCCGAATGATCGAAGCGAACACAATAAACAATCTGGATTGTTTGGACGGCCTGGCACAAATGCCGGACGGCTGCGCAAAGCTCATTGTAGCCGACCCGCCCTATTTTATGGGCTTAACCCACAACGGGCAGCACGGCCAATTTAACGACCTGGCCGTGGCCAAGCCATTCTACAGGCAGCTGGCCCAGCAACTGCGCCGAATCCTCAACGATCACGGCGAATTTTATATTTTTATGGACTGGCGCGGCTGTGCGTTCTACTATCCGATTTTTGCCGAATATCTGCCCGTGAAAAATATGATCGTCTGGGACAAAATGAGCGGCCCCGGAAATTTCTACAATAGCAGCCACGAGTTTATTCTCTATGGCTGCATAGACCCGCAGACAAAAAAACACGCCCGCAACGTCTGGACAGAGCGCGGGTTTACGTCCGGCAGCATACAGACAGACGGCGAGAAAATCCACCCGTCCCAGAAACCCATAGCGCTGATCCAGCGCATTATCACGGACGCCAGCGTGCCAGGCGATCTTGTGGTAGACCCATTCGCGGGCAGCTGCACAACCGCCGTGGCCTGTATCAGAACGGGCCGCCGCTATGTGTGCTTTGAGGTGTCCGAAACCTACGCCGCAGCGGGCCAGGCCCGCGTGGATAAGCTCCTGGCAGAGCGCCAGGCCAGAAACGCAAAAAAATGAGCCGCCAGCGCGGCTGAAAGGGCAGCAAATGGAAACATACACCGAAAAGGCATTGAAAGCCATTGCAACGGGCAACGCCCCGGCGGAACAGGCAGCCCTGGAGGCAGTGATCGCGGAGGCCGTGAAAAAGGCAATAAAAGAGGCGCGCCGACAGGATCAACAGCAAGCACTCCACAATACCGCGCTACTTATGGAGAACTACCGCGCCCTAAAAGGCTACGAGGGCCGCGCCGTAGACAGCGCCGACGCTGCCAGGCTCCAGGGCGCAGAAATCCAGGGCGAGGCGTGGCTCCGCTCTATCCGCAAGAATAAGGCCCGCACCGCTGTTATGCTGGCCCACCTGGACGCCGCCCTGGACGAGCTGGAAAAGGAAACCCGCCAAAAGGGCCGCGCCTATATGTTCGACGCCTACCGCGCCCGCTACATGGAGGGCTTGACAGCCGAGGAAGTGGCCGAAAAGCTCAACACCGGGAAGAACAGCCCGGCCCGCTGGTGCAAGCAATTAAACGAACGGCTGGCCGTCCTCCTGTTTGGAGTGGACGGCCTCCGCCGCTGGTAAAGGAGGATCACATGAAAGCCTACCGCAAAAAGGATTTACACCGCAGCAAAGACCCGGACAGAATGACCCAGGCCGTGGCCGTCGTGGCCGCCTACCAGGCAATCGAAGAAACAGCCGGGACAAACGCCAGGCTGAAAGCCCAGGCAATCACCGACACGGGCGCAATCTTGTACGCCCTTGTGCCAGTCCACATCGGCCAGCAATGCGTCGAGAAATGGCACGCCCTCCAGCAGCGCGTCGAAGCTGCACAGCAGAAACTCACAGCCCAGGAGCTGGAGGCGTGGCACGATGAAGCGGAACAGGAGCACCTGCACCCGCCCAGGAAATAACCAATACACCACAAAAAGCACCACAAAACCAAGAACTACACCAGCCCCGGCGGATACCCATAGAACCAAAAAGCCGACGCTTTGGGTCTATCACAGATAGTCCAAAAGCGCCTACGCGGGAAAGTTTGGGGAAAACCTGGGGTTTTACTGGTGGCCCATCCGTGGTAAGCTGATAGCGTGGACAAGCAGGAACGCCGGGCAGAAATGCCCGGCGCTTTGTTGTTTGTGCGCCCTCCTATAACAGCGGCCAGGGTGAGCCATAACGCCCTGGCCTATATGTGAGGCGGGGGCCAGAGGAACCAGGAGGCGCGGATCATACTGCTAAAATACTGCCGTTGTGGCGCTATCATACCAGCAGACCGCCAGCGCTGCGCGCGGTGCGAACAGCTGCACCAGAGCCGCCACACGGCATATAATGCCCAGTGTCGCAGCAAAGAAGCCGCAGCCTTTTATGTGTCCGGGGAATGGCGGACAATCCGCCCTGTAATTATATCTATATACGACGGGATAGATATATGGGCGTTTTACGAGCGCGACCAGCTGCTGGCCGCCGACGAAGTCCACCACGTCGAAGAACTGGACACAGCCTGGGATCGCCGCCTTGATCCCTTTAACCTGTTTCCTTTGGCCCACGCCTCACATACAGCGATCACGGCTGCATACAAGCGCAGCCCCGCCAGCATGAGGGCGACACAGCGCAAGCTGCTGGAGCTGCGAAAGCGCTACTTTGAGAGCAAGGGGGGCTATGAAAAAGTTTTGGAGCGGGCCGGATTAGTCGCCCCTCCCTAGACTTTGGAGAAAACTCCCCACCAAAAACTCCCCCAAGGCGCTTTTGCGGGTGTCCATGCAACAAAAACACAAAAAGGAGGCCCCACACATGGCCGGAAAACGACAACCGACGGCCCTTGTGGTGGCGAAAGGCAAGAAGCATCTAACAAAGGCCGAAATCAAAGACCGAGAAAACCGGGAACTGATCGCAGCGGCAGACAATATCGCGCCGCCGTCATGGCTGAAACCAGACCAGAAGAAGCGGTTCAACACCCTGGCTGCAGAACTGCTGAAAATGGGCATTTTCGCAAACGTGGATTGCGAGGCCCTGGGCCGCCTGGTCGTGGCCGAGCAGCAGTATGTGCAGATCACCGAGGAACTGGACAAGCAGCCAATCACCTACAAGCGGAGAATCCCACGAAAGCCGACCCCGGCAGACAACCCGGACGAGATCATAGACGGGTTTATATGGGACGAGGCGCTGATAGTGAACCAGGAACGGAACGACCTGTTGATCCAGCAGGACAGAGCCTGGAAGCAGTGCAGACAAGGCGCTGCGGACTTTGGCCTGTCCGTCGCCCAGCGCTGCCGGATCGTGGCCCCCACCGCCAAGGAGGCCGCCAAAACAAACAAGTTTGAAAAATTCCGAAAGGAAAAGACCCCGGAGGAATGAAAAAGGCCGTAAAAGACCGCACAACACAGTATGCCCTGGACGTTTTGGCGGGCCGGATCGTGGCCGGGGAGCTTGTGCGGATGGCTTGCCAGCGTCACCTGGACGATCTGGAACGCGCCAAGCTGGCCCCGTTCCGCTATTATTTCGACGTGGAAGCCGCAAACGACATACTGGAGTTTGCGGAAACCCTCACAATAGCAGAGGGCGAGGAACAGCAGCGCGTCCACCTCTACCCATTCCAGTGCTTTATCCTGGGCAGCCTCAACGGCTGGCGGATCAAAGGAAAGGGCCACAGGCGCTTTAGAACCTCCTATGTGCAGCTGGGCCGCCAGAACGGCAAGAGCTTTCTAAACGGCATACTGGCCGCTTATTATGGCAATTTCACGGCCTACCAGTACCCGCAAATCTACTGCGCGGCCACCAAACAAGACCAGGCAAATATCGTTTTTGGGGAAGTCGTGAAGTTTATCCGCAGCGACGACGACCTGGCCGAGCTTTTCAAAGTCCACGAACATAACCACACGATTGAGTGCTTGCTCACGCACGGCGAAATCAAGGCAATTTCCGGCGACACAAAGAGCCTGGACGGCCACCGCCCCTACCTGGGGATTGTGGACGAATACCACGCCCACCGCACAAATCAGATGTACAAACTGCTGGAGGGCGGTATAAAGAAAGTAAAATCCGCCCTTATTTCGGTTATTACTACGGCTGGTTTCGACCAAAAATCGCCCTGTTTTGCCCTGTATGAGCATTGCAAAGCCATTTTGCGCGGTGGGGCGTCCATTGACACACAATTCTGTTATATCGCAGAAATGGACGAAAAGGACGATCTCTGGACGCCGCAAAACTGGCTGAAAGCAAACCCCGCCCTAGCCTACGACCCGGACGCGCTGGAGAATCTGATCCCGATAGCCGACGCAGCCCGCCAGATGGGCGGCGAGGATTTGCGCGATTTTCTGGTAAAGCAGTTAAACAGATGGGTGCAATGGTCGAACCGCGTCTACATCCAGGACATGGAGAAGTGGCGCGCGTGCCGCAGCGACAGAACCCTGGCCGACTTTAAGGGCAGCCGCTGTTTTGTAGGGCTTGACCTGTCCAGCGGCGGCGACTTAACAACCGTCGTTATTCTGATCCCCTATCTGGTGGACGGGGTGCGCAAGTATTTTATCCATAGCCACAGCTTTATCCCGGCGCAGCGCCTCCAGCAGCACGTCCAGAGCGACAACGCGCCCTACGACAAATGGGTGGAGGACGGCCTGGTAACAGTAACTCACACAATGGGCGGCATAAAAACCGACTATAAATATATTTTAACCTACCTATCCGTACTGGTAGACCTCTACGGCCTAAAAATCAGCATGGTGTGCTACGACCCGCACAACGCCAGCGCGTTTCTGTCCGATCTGGAGGCCCAGGGCTGGCCGTGCCTGGATATTATCCAGAGCGCCCGCAGTTTGTCCGACGCAACGGAAGATTTTCGTCTGGAAATCTACGCCGGGAATGTGGAGTATAACCGCGACGAGGAACTGCTGACCTGGAGCATTGCAAACGCCAAGACCATAGCGAACAACTACGGCGAGACAAAGATCGACAAGGAAATGCAGACCGAGCGCATAGACCCGGTGGACGCCATAATCGACGCCTGGAAGGTGGCAATGTGCGGCAACGACACCATAACGGGCGACGAGGCACTGGAGGCGTGGCTGGAAATATACAACGAACATATAGCAAAAACGGGGACGACAAAATGAACTTTTTTCAATGGCTTATTAAAAGCATGACGGGGTATTTTTCCAGGGCTGCACCGCCTAGCCCAGAACCTCCGCAGCTGCCCGCCGTGGCTGCTGCGCCGGAGGAACAGTCGGAGACGATCACGGCCACGGCCAAGGACGTGCAGCCCGCACCCAGGGCAGCAAGCAACGGCTGGGAACACCTGGGCAGCACAAAGTTTTTGCAATGGCTGGGACTGGGCAGAGACAAGCCGAAAGCCGTAGAGAATGTAACGTATTTTACCTGTCTCAAACTGCTGTCTGAAACTATGGCAAAAATGCCGATCAAGGTCTACACCTACGACGACGGCGGCCCGCTGGAGGTGAACCCCGCCGACGACAGGCTGGCCTACCTCCTGGACGTGCGGCCCAATCCACTTATGACGCCGACCACGTTCTGGACGGCGGTAGAAAACAACCGCAACCACTACGGCAACGCTTATGTGTATATCCGGCGTAAATTCCTGCGCCAGAAATACGGCGGACAGATTGAGCTGCAAGACCTCTGGATCATGCCGTCCAGCTGCGTGCGCGTCGTAATCGACGACGCGGGCGTATTTGCTGGAGCTGGCCGCCTCTGGTACGTCTACTCCGACCAGTACACCGGGCAGCAATACGTTTTCAGCTCCGACGACGTGCTGCACTTTAAGACCTCCCACACCTTTAACGGCCTGGCGGGCGAAAGCGTCCAGGCGATCCTGGCCTCTACCGTCCAGGGACAGCAAGCATCCCAGGATTTTCTCAACGATTTGTACGAGAACGGGCTGACCGCCCGCGCCGTCCTGGAGTATACGGGCGATCTGTCCGAAAAAGGACAGAAAAAGCTGCGGGAATCTTTCGAGAAAATGGGAAACGGCCCGGCAAACGCTGGCCGCATCCTGCCTGTCCCGCTGGGCTTTAAGCTCACGCCTATGGACATAAAGCTGACCGACGCCCAGTATCTGGAGCTGAAAAAGTACGGCGCGCTGCAACTGGCCGCCGCCTTTGGCATTAAGCCAAACCAGCTGAACGACTACGAGCGCGGCAGCTATGCCAACAGTGAACAGCAGACAATCGCCTTCCAGGTCGAAACCATGCAGTACACGATCAAGCAGTACGAGGAAGAAATGGCCTATAAACTGCTGGACGGCCCGGCGGATCGCCGCCGCGTGAAGTTTAACGAAAAAGCCCTGCTGCGCACCGACAGCAAAACACAAATGGAAATCTTGAAAACCGCCGTCGAGGGGTCGATCTACTCCCCCAATGAGGCCCGGCGCTATGTGGATAAGCGCGCCGCGCCTGGAGGCGATAAGCTGCTGGCGAACGGCGGCATGATCGCTCTGGAACAGATGGGCGCACAGTATGGCGTCGATAAAACCGAGAAAGGAGGCACAGAAAATGTCCCGATTTGACTTTACCGCCCGCGACAGGGACGGAAAGCTGAAAAATTACGGCTACCTGGACATGGAAAACCAGGCAGACGGCCCGGCCACAATGACCTTTTACGGTGACATTGTAGCCACCGAGGGCTGGCGGGAGGATCGCGCGCCGCAGCAGATCGCGGACTTTTTGGCGTCGCTCGCCCAGGGCCAACAGATCAACCTGTATTTCAACAGCCCCGGCGGCGACGCCTACGCAGGCGTGGCAATGCACAACATTTTGTCCCGCTGGCAGGGCCGCAAGGTGGCCTACGTTGACGCAATCGCCGCCAGCGCGGCAACCATGCCGCTTATGGCGTGCGACGAAATCCACCTGGCAGCGGGCGCGGAGGTTATGATCCACGACCCCTGGGCCTGGGCGGCGGGCAACGCCGCAGAGCTGCGCGAGACTGCGGCCAGGCTGGACAAGGTGGGCGACCACTACGCGGATATTTACACAGCCCACGCAGCGGAGGGCGTGACCCGCGACCAGCTGCGCGAGGCCATGCGCGCGGAAACCTGGCTGGACGGCTCTAACATCGGCCAGTATTTCGACGTGATCGTGGACGAAACGGAAGCAACCGCCCCGGCGGCCTCTGCATCCTATGCACGCTATAAGGCCACGCCGCCCGCGCTGCTGAAAAAGGCGGACGCCACCAGACAGGCCCAGGAGGCCGCAGAAAGCGCCACCGCCAAGCGGGCGGAAAACAACACAGCCGACGCGGCGAAAGCCGCCCAGGCGCAGCAGAGCCGCGCACAGGCCCTGCTGGCCGATCTTTACCTATACGGAACCTAAAAAACAAAGTAAAGGAGTACACCATGAACGAAGAAATGCGCAAGAAACTGGCCGAAATCAACGCCACCAAAGCCGAGGTGCGGCAGCTGATCGCGGACGGCAAGCTGGACGAGGCCGAGAGCAAAAAGGCAGAGCTGGACGCCCTCCAGCGCGCCTTTAACCTCCTGCTGTCTATGGAGGACGAGGACGAGGCCGCCGCCAAGGCCCAGGCAAAGAAGAAGCAGGAACTGCACGACGAGAAGCAGCCGCCGCTGACCTTTGCCCGGATCGGCCAGGCCGTCGTCAATGCCCTGGGCGCTGCCGTGAGCCGCCGCAAGATGGACGACACCGACCGCCAGATCATCCAGGATGCCATGAAAGAGAACAGCGACCCGGACGGCGGCCTCACTGTTCCCCAGGACATCCAGACCCGGATCAAGGAGCTGCGCCGCAGTGACGACAACCTGGAGCAGTACGTCAACGTCGAACCCGTCAAGACCATGAGCGGTTCCCGCGTCATTGAGAAAGAAGCCGACACCACCGCCTGGCCGGAAATCGACGAGAACGGCGAGTTTACCGAGGTTGAAACGCCGCAGTTTGCAAAAATCGCCTACACGATCACCAAAAAGGGCGGCAAAATGCTGTGTTCTCTGGAGCTGCTGGCCGACACCGCCGAGAACATCCTGGCCTACCTGATGAAGTGGATCGCCAAAAAGACCCGCGCAACCCGCAACGCTAAGATTTTGGCGTGCGTGGACAAGATCACCACGGGCAAAGAGGTGGCCGTTGCCGACCTGGACAGCCTGAAAGACATTTTCAACGTCATGCTTGATCCGGCGATCACCGCCTCCAGCGGCGTGTGGACGAACCAGGATGGCTTTAACTGGCTGGACAAGCTCAAAGACAAGGACGGCAAATACGTCATGCAGCCCGACCCCACCAACGCAACCCGCACGTTGCTGTTTGGTAAGTACCCTGTCCACAAGCTCTCCAACAAGGTGCTGAAAACTGCCGTTGACGCCAGCAAAAACACGAACAAGTACCCGCTGATCTGCGGCGATTTGTCCGAGGCCGTCACCCTGTTTGATCGTGAGTTTATGACGATTGAAAGCTCCAAGGAAGCGGGCAGCGCATGGGACAAAGACCAGCTGGCCGTCAAGGTGCGTGACCGTTTCGACGTCCAGCCCGTGGACGCCGCTGCAATCATCAAGGGCCAGATCACCGTCACTGTGGCGGGCTAAGGCAAAGGAGGGCGCAATCGGTGAAAGATGAAACAAAGGGCCTATTGCTGACACTGGCGAAAGCCTACGCCCGCATAGACTACACCGACGACGACGACGCCCTGCTGCCGCTGCTGATTGAGGCAACCGTCCAGAGCCAGGAGGAACTGATCCCCGGCTTTGACGCCGACAACATGACCGCCCGCCAGCGGCTGCTGGCGATTATGACGGTTAAGAACCTCTACGACAACCGGGAGAAGTACGGCACAGCACAGGATCGTCTGCGTGGGGCCGCATCCTCCCTTTTGGTGTCGGAAATGTACGAGGACAAGGAGGCGACGGCCAGTGTATAGGCGCGTGCGTATTTTCGAGTGCGTCAACGGCGACGGCCCGCGCCGCAGCGAAAAAAAGACCCTAATCTGGACGCCCTGGGCAGATGTGCGAGACAACACCGCCCAGACCCGCGACCAGACCCAGGAAAGGCTCCAGGAGGGCGACCTCTCCCTGGAGCTGCGCCGCTGCGAAATGGCCGACACGATCCGCCGCCACCTGTTCCGGCATGACCGCGCCTACCGCGTGGAGCTGGACGGCGACGAGTACGAGGTGAAAACCGCCGATTTTACCCGAAACGACGGCGGCAAAATCCGCTTTACTGCGTCGTTTACGGCATAGTGTCAACAGTTGACACCCAGGAGGACGGCCCATGCAGATACAGCTGAACGGCGCGGTCATCAAGGAGCTGGTAGCAGCCCTGGAAGCGGCAGAGGGTGACGACGCCCGCGCCGCTGTGGACAAGCGTATAGTCAAGCGCGGCGCGGATATTGCAAAGCCGGACATGGCCCGGCGAATACCGCGCGCAGCCGATCACAAAAAATCGGGCAGCGCATGGTCTAAGCCCTCCGGCGGCCCGGCTGCCGACAACGTGCCGCAAGAAAACCCGAAAAAATCCGGCGACAGCTACGCGGCCAAGGTGGGCTGGACGCTGGACGACAACAGCGAATATTTTTACATGAAATTTGTAAACTGGGGCACGCTGAAAATGCCGCCCCGCGATTTTGTGAAGCCTACCGCCCAGGCCCTGGAGCCGCAGCTGCAAAAAATCGCGGAAGAAGAATACCAGGCAGAACTGGACAAGCGCCTGGGGAGGTTTGAATAATGGACGTTATCACAGCCGCCTACAAGGCCCTGGAGCCTATCACAGAGCGCGGCGTCAAAGTACAAGAGGGCTGGTACGACGAGCGCTATAAACGCCTCCACGTCACCCTCTGGCCCCTGGCAGAAACGCCGGAGGCGCACAGCGACGACGCGCTGGAAATCGAGACAGCCGGGCTACAGGTGACGATTTTCTCCACAGAGGAACAAGAAGCCCTGCGGGAAGAAATCAAACAGCTGCTAATCAACGCCGGGGCCTCCTACCAGGGAACCGACCAGCAGCAGACCCGGATCGAGGCGGGCGTCTATATCCGCCCGCTGCGTTTTCTCTTTTATGAAGAAAGGAGCCAAGAATGAGCGAACCCAAAACCACGGTGCGCCACCGCTATTGTGGCCTCCGCGACGTATATGTGGCGAAAGTCACCCAGAACGACACCGAGGGCTACACCGCAGGCACTCCCGTAAAGATGGCCCGCGCGATCAAGGCCAAAATCTCCGACAAATTCACGTCTGAAAAGCTGTACAGCGACGACGGCGTGGAGGGTATGCTCCAGGCGTATGAGGGTACGGACGTGGAGCTGGAAGTCAACACCCTGGCCGCAGCGGATCGCGCCGCCTTTTTCGGCCAGGCGTACCTCAACGGCTTTTTGCTCAAGTCCGCAGAGGATGAAGCGCCGGAGGTGGCCCTGGGCTACCGCGTGCGCCGCTTGAACGGCAAGTTTGATTTTGTTTGGATGTACTGCGGCAGATTTGCCCAGGGCAACGAGGAAAACTACGAAACCGAGGCCGCCAGCAAGACCGCCCAGACCAACACCGTAAAGGGCGAGTTTTACCAGCGCGAAAAAACGGACAAGGTGGACGGCAAAGACGTACACCTCTACGAGGTGCGCGTGGACGAATCCAACCTGGCAACAGAGGACACCGGGGCCGCTGCCGCGATCAAGGCGTGGTTCGGCAAGGTGCAGGAGTACGCCGCGACGGTAGGCGGCTAAAACATAGGAGGGCGTAAAAAATGGCAAAGCGCAGCATTGTGGTAAATCAGAAACAGTATTTCCTGCCGGATCACATCGACACCCAGGCATACCTGGATTATTGCGACGTACAGGACGCGCTGGACAGCGCGACGAATTACCGCCGCAAGCACTTTGAACAGATGGCCCAGGCCGTCTGTCATGTGTACGGCGATCAGTTTACCCTGGACGACGTGCTGGCCCCTGTATACGGGCTGGAACCGTCGCAAATTCTCACCGAGTTTGCGGCGCTGGAATTTTATGTGATGGAGCGCGTAAACAAGAGCGTGGAGACTATCACGGTAAATTTTACGAAAGAGGCTTGACCCCGGAGGTCGAGCTACAACGCGCGGGAGCTTGCAGCACGGCGGAAAACGTGACGGTGCTGCAAGCCCGCCTTTATTGTGACTATATGCGCCGGATCGAGGCGGCGAAAACCTCCGGCCAGGCAGTACGCGAAAATTTGCAGCTGCTGGCCGAATTTTTCAACACCTCCCGGCGGGTTATATACAGCGAAAGCGTGGACGACCTCCTGCTGGCAGCCAAAACGCTGCATTTTGCTATGCAGCAGATCGTCCTGCCAAAATTTGCGGCTTTGTCGCCAGAGCCGCCGGAACCTATCGAAAAATCAATTTTTGACGACTACGACGCGGAACAGGACGCCCAGGCGGGCTATGTGGACGAAACCGCAGACCGCTGGCTGATCTGCAAGCAGAACGTCGAGGCGGTCACACGCCTGGCGATCCGCGTTCTGCGTGAAAGCTACACAGACGTGCAGCGCGAACCGCTGGGCCGTCTGCTGGAGTACGTCGCCTACGAGATCGAACACACCGAAAAATAGCGAGGTGAGCAAAGCATGAGCGCCGGGGCGAACGTCAAGGTATCGGCCAACAGCTCCACATACCAGCAGGCCCTCAAAGCGGCCCGCGACAGCACGAAAGAACTTGCGAGCCAGTTCAGCCTGGCAAGCACCCAGGCCAAGCTGTTTGGCAGCACCACCGACCAGCTAAAAGCCAAGCAGCAGGAACTAACCGCGAAAATTAAGGCCCAGAAAGAAATCACCAGCCTACACCACACAGAGGTGGAGCGCTTAACCAAAGTGTTGAGCAACCAGAAAAGCCGCCAGCAGGAGCTGGCGGCCCAGCTGCAAACCACAAAGGCCGCCTATGAGGCAGAGAAAAAGGCCACGGGCGAGAACAGCGACAGCACCCAGGAGCTGGCAAAACAGGTGAAAGACCTGGAAAGCCAACAGAAAAAGCTGGACAGCCAGATCGGCAGTACCGAGGGCAAGCTCCAAAAGGCTACGATAGCCGAAAACAACAGCCAAAAAGCAACCCTGGAGCTGGAGAAAGCGCTGGAGGACACCAACAAAAAGCTGAAAGACACCGCCCTGGACGAGTTTGCAAAAGGGCTTGACAAGGTAACGGACAAGCTGGAGAAAGCCCAGAAAGCGGCCAACGTCGTGTCCGGCGCTGCCGTGGCCGCTGGCACTGCTGCGGTGGCTGCATGGGACGAGGTAGACAACGGCGCGGACAACGTGATAAAAGCCACGGGCGCGACGGGAGAGGCTGCCGAGGCCCTGGAGCAGACCTATAAGAATGTGGCGTCCTCTTTTGCCGCCGACTTTGACACAATCGGCTCCACGCTGGGCGAGGTAAACACCCGCTTTGGTTACACGGACGAGGCCGCAGAGGCTTGCACAACTAAATTTTTGAAGTTTTCGGAGATCACGGGAACCGATGCAGTGCAAGCCGTGCAGCTGGTATCGCGCGCAATGGGTGACGCGGGCATAGAGGCAGACGACTACGGCACGGTACTGGATCAGCTGGCAGTGGCGGCCCAGGCGTCCGGCATAAGCGTTGACACCCTCACAACTTACATAACGAAGTACGGCGCGCCGATGCGTGCTCTGGGCTTTGACACGGCGTCCTCTATCGCTATTTTCTCCCAGTGGGAAAAATGCGGCGTAAATACAGAGATCGCGTTCTCTGGCATGAAAAAGGCGATCAGCAACTGGAGCGCGGAGGGCAAAGACGCCCGCGTAGAGTTTAAGAAAACGCTGGACGAGATCGCAGCCTGTCCAGACATTGCGAGCGCTACCACGAAAGCCATTGAAGTTTTCGGAGCAAAGGCTGGCCCAGACCTGGCCGACGCGATCCAGGGCGGGCGCTTTGAATACTCCCAGTTCCTGGACTTGATAGAAAACAGCGCCGGGACAGTGGAAACCACATACACGAACGTGGCGGACAACGCCCAGAACGTGCAGATCGCCATGAACAACTTAAAACTGGCGGGCGCGGAACTGGGCGACACGCTCCAGGCAAACGCCACCCCGGTTTTGGAAAAGGTAACGGAAATTCTGCGAGACGTAACACAGTGGCTACAGAACGCCGACGACGACACAAAGCAGAACATAGTCACCGTCGGTCTGCTGGTCGCAGCCCTGGCTCCGGCAACTGCTGGGCTTACGGCAATGGTTAAGGGCGTGCGCTCCGGCGTAGACGCCTACAAGCTGATCCGCTCCGGCATAAGTACGGTGGCGGCAGCACTGACCGGGGAGACTGCGCAGAAGATCGCAGCCACGGCAGCAACGACGGCCCACACCGTTGCAACTGGCGCGGCCACAGTAGCCCAGAACGGGCTTGCGGCGGCCCAGGGCGTGCTAAATGCAGTAATGGCCGCTAATCCTATTCTGCTGGTAGTGACGGCACTGGCGGCTCTGGGTGTGGGCCTGGCGCTGGCCTATAACAACTGTGAAGAATTTCGCGCGGGCGTAGACGCGGCTATGAGCAAGGCAAAAGAAGTATTTGCAAATTTCGCCCAGGGCGTGGGCGAGGCGATCACGAACGCAAAGCAGCACCTGGCCGACCTCAAAGAGAACTGCACCGCAAAAATGCAGGAAATCGGCCAGACGATCAGCACAAAGTGGAACGAAGCCAAGCAGAAAACAACGGAAACCTGGCAGAACATACAGCAGACCGTAGGAACCAAACTGCAAAGCGTGCGCAGCGACACCCAGCAAAAGCTGGACAGCGTGAAACAGACCATGGCAAACGCCCTGCAAAACATGCAGAGCAACACGCAGCAGCGTCTGGCCGCGATCCAGCAAGCCTATAACAGCCACGGCGGCGGCGTGCGCGGCGTGGTAGCGGCCTACATGACGGCGATCCGCCAGAACTACCAGAGCGCCTACGACGCTATAAACAGCATGACCGGGGGCCGCTTTGGCAATATCCTGGACACGATCCGCAGCCGGATGAACTCTGCCCGCGACGCGGTAAGCAACGCAATAAACCAGATCAAGGGCTTTTTCAATTTTTCGTGGAGCCTCCCGCACCTGGCAATGCCGCACCCGTATATCAGCGGCCATTTTTCCCTGAACCCTCCGAGCGTGCCGTCTTTTGGTATTAACTGGTACGCCACGGGCGGTATCATGAAGAACCCCACGGCTTTTGGCATTAACGGCTCCCGCTTGATGGTAGGCGGAGAGGCTGGAGAAGAAGCTATCCTTCCTCTGGCTCCGTTCTACACGCAGCTGGAGCAGATGCTGGACAACAAGGTAACGGCAGCGCTTAAAGCTATGCGCGTTGTGGTTTATGTGGAGAACAAGCTGGACGGGGACGACCTCACCGCAAAAGTAACACCGCGCGTTTCCTCCGCTCTGGCCGACGAGGCGGAAAGGATCAGATAAATGAAAATTAACGGCGAGAATCTGGCAAGATACCGCACGACGCAGCTAAAAGTAGTATTCACGCCGCCGCAGGACGGCGCGGGCTATGAATGGCCGGACGGTATGCTGGCCCCGATTGACGACCCGGCAACACAGAAATGCGGCTCTTGCGAGGTGGAGCTGCTGATCCGGGGCGAGAACCGCAACGAAATAACCCGCACGGCGTCCACGTTGCACGGCCTATGTCTGCCCGGCCCGGTAGAGTTAAAACTGGATGGCTACAAAGGGACGTACAAGGGCTATCTGGTGGGGTTTAAGCCGGAGAAAACGATCACGCCGAAGGCCTACAAGGTAAAGGCAACCTTTGAGGGCTGGCTCCAGGACACCCCGGTAAAACTGGCATATACAGACCAGACACAGGCGACGCTGCACCGCGTAGGCTCCCGCCCGGCAGCGTGCGTCCTCACGATCACGCCACGGGCAGACGTGGCCGCGCTCACTATGACAGGCTGGGGCGTCCATGATCTGGTCGTGAAAAATCTAAAATCCGGGCATAGTGTTGTTATTGACGGCACAACGGGACTAATAACCCAGGACGGGCAGAATAAAGCCCCAGACGTGACGCTCTGGGCGCTGCCCGCTATGGACTGCAAGCAGCGGACGATCACATGGGATAGCGCGGACTGCGACATAGCGGTGGAATATACCCCGCTGTGGTTATGAGAAAGGAGGCGGGCGGCATTGCTTCTGGAACTTTACGACAAAAGCCATAAAAAGCTGGCAAACCTCACCGGGACGAAATCGCCACATATACAGCGCACGCTGGAATATGGTGACGAAACACTGGACTTTTACTACCCGGCAAGCGGACCATGGCTGAACCAGATCGCGGCGGAGTGTTACGTCCGCACGGATCGCCAGGAGTACGTAGTCAAGGCGGTGGAGAAAAGCACCGCAAGCGCCTGGCGCAAAATTTCTTGCGCCCTCAACATCGAAGAACTGGAGGGCACACCATTTCAAGATTTTGAAACGGTGGAGCAAACAGTCAAAGCTGCGGCGGAGTTTGCCCTGGAGGGGACGGGCTGGACGGTAGAGACGGACGCCGACATAACCAAAAAGCGCACGATCCGCAAAGAGGACGACACGACAGCGTGGGAGGTAGTAAAGCAGATTGTAAGCACCTACCGTGTAGAACTGGAAATCGACGCGGTAAACAAGCGGCTTTTATTCCATACCCGGCGGGGCCGGGATCGCGGCGCGTATTTTATCGAACGCTTGAACCTCCGCAGCCTGGGCGTTAAAACGTCCAGCTATGGATTTTATACCCGCCTTATTCCCATAGGAAAAGACGGGCTGCACCTCTGGCGAGACGGCCAGAACTACATAGAAAACCACCAGTACAGCGACAAGGTTATAACGTCGATATGGCGAGACGAGCGCTACACGGTAACGGCTGCGCTGCTGGAGGACGCCCAGGCCAGGCTGGACGAGGCCAGCACCCCGGCCCGCGCTTATACTGCGGAACTGGTAGACCTGGCCGCCCAGAGCGATAAATACAACGCCCTGGCCTATGACCTGGGCGACGCCGTGCTGCTGGTATCTGAAAAAACAGCCGAGCGCGAAAAGCAGCGCATAGTGAAGCTGGACGAATACCCGGACGACCCGCTGGCAAATAAGGCGGAACTCTCCAACGTCAAGCAGACATTCGCTCAGCTGCAAAAGACCGAGGCGGAAATGGCAACCGCCGACGCCGTGGCAATCGCCACAAAGCGCACAAAGAAAGTGCTGCGCGACGACTACCTCACCAAAGAAGAAACAAAGGTAGCGATCAGCGCTATGGCGGAAAGCATAGAGCTGGAAGTATCTAAAAAATACCTCACTGTGGCAAGCGGTGAGGCAGCCATAAACAAAGCGCTGGAAGACGGCAAAGCGTACACCGATGGCAAGCTGACAGAATACTCAACCACCAAGGAAACAAAGAGCCTTATTTCCCAGTCTGCCGAGCAGATCACCGCCGAAGTCTCCAAGACCTACGCAACAACAGCCAGCGTCGAGAAGTCGCTGGACACCCTCCGGGCCGCCGCCAAGTCCGCCCAGGAGACCGCAGACAAGGCGAACACGGACGCAGCCAACGCCCAGGCCGCAGCCGATAAGGCGGCCACAGACGCTGCCGCAGCCGCCGCAGAGGCGGACAAAGCCAAACAGGCCGCAGCAGACGCCGAAACAAACGCCGCGGCAGACGCCCAGGCAAAAGCGGACGCCGCCCAGGCCGCAGCGGAAAAGGCAGCCGCGGCAGACGCCCAGGCGAAAGCCGCAGCAGCAGAGGCGGCAGCCAAACAAGCAGCGGCAGCAGACGCCAAGAAAAAGGCAGATGCAGCCAAAAAGGAGGCACAGGACTACACCGACGGCAAGCTGACAGAGTACAGCACCACCGACGAAGTGAAAAGCGCAATAAACCAGACGGCCACGCAGATTTCGCTGGAAGTTTCCGCGCAACTGTCCGGGCGAAACCTCCTGCAATATCAGAATTTTGAGGACAAAGCGGGTGGAACGGCACACACCGCACTGTCAAATGGCGTACTGACAATTAAATTTGCAGCAAACGAAACGGGCGCTTTCAATGTACGGGAACTGGCCGCCGCTGCGCTCTGCAACTTGGCGCGCGGCAGGTGCATAACCGTGTCCGGCCGCTATAAGGTAATCAAGCCTTTTCAATCCGCCGCCGCGAGGCTGTCCTGGCATGGGAGGTTTGCGTCTGGAACCGCACAAACTCTTTCGTATAGTCAAAACGCGGCGCTAAAGATGGACGAGGCGAGCGCGGATTGGATTTACTACGAAAAAACCTACACGACAGACCTGTTAGACGAAGAAATAGAAGAGTTGGGGATGATGTGCGAGATCACACCGTCGAAGGCGGGAACCGACGGCGAGATACAGTGGAAAGACTGGGTGCTGAAAATATCCACGCCAGTACAAAGCGGGACAGTGCGATCCAAGTTCGCAATGGACGCAAGCTCCGCAACGATAGACACGGGCCGTTTGACCTTTAACAGCAACACGATTGTAATAAACAGCACAAACTTTAAGCTGGACGCCTCCGGCAATGTGACAGCTGCCGGAACATTCAAGAGCGCAAACGACAAGTGGGAGGCGACGCTCCGATATGGCGGTCTGTTTATGGACTACGACGGGAAAAGACGCGTAGAGCTTTTTAAAGCAGGCAATTATGACGGAGGATACTTACGCCTCAGCGGAACATACAACGGAGAGGATGCGATGGCGACATACGCACCTAATTCCATTGCGATGGGATCCGCGTCAAAAAGCGCAATCATGACGCCGGAGTACATAAGTTTGACAGAAAATTCAAAAAGCAGATTTACAATAACGCAAGGGGTAAACGACGGCGTGCCTGTGTCAAATAGTGCTGTTGTACAGTCACCGGACGGAGACGTAATGGCGCGACTGATGTGCGGAAATGTACTGGGAGCGCCGCAGGCAAAATTGGAATTTCTCTACAAAGTTGACAACATTTTATGGACTGTTATGAACTTGACGTATGATGGATCAAAAAACAGGGTAACGCTTTACGCTGGGAAAAATGCAGAACTTTACATTCAAGGGAAAAAATTCTAAGGAGGACAACCACGTGAAAATCGGTATTAACCTTGCAGCGGCAACGCTGCGCCAGAATGTCCACGAGCTGATCCTGTCCAGTAACTGCCCGGCGGTGATCGTTCGGGCAACGCTGGAGGACGAACTCCGAGCCGCCCGCGAATGGGAGGCCCAGGAGACACAGAAAGAGCGGCAGCAGCTCCAGCAGGAGCTGGCAGCAGAAAAGGAAACCCAGAACACCCAGGCCCCGGCGGATCAGCCGGACGCCGCCACAGAACAGGAGGACTAAATGGCAAAGCTGCCCGTACTTATTACGCGGATCGACATTGACGCCGGAGCCGAGAGAAAAAACTACCTTGTGGAGGCAAAGCAGGGCGACAAGGCGACCCGCTTTGTGTCTGTGCTGATCGTCGAGGACGGCAAAGAGTACGCACCACCCGCCGACGCCGATCTGCTGGCAAATTTCCAGAAGCCGGACGGGAAGTTCGCCTACAACGCCGCGAAAATCGACGAGGGCAACCGCATTTTGGTGGAACTGACAAACCAGGTGCTGGCCGTTCCCGGCGAGGCAGTCTGCGAGGTTGAAATCCGGGCAAAGGATAGCAGCCAGGTTTTGACCTCCTGCGCCTTTACTGTAAAAGTAGGCCGCAGCAACCGCAACGAGGCCGCGATCCTGTCCTCTAACGAAATGACGGCTTTTGACACCAAGTGGGCTGAGATCAACGCCGACATGGAGGAGTGGGCCACGGTGGAGCGTCTGCGCGTGGAGGCTGAACAGAACCGCGTAAACGCTGAAAACGCCCGCGTAAACGCTGAAACCGCCAGAGAAAACGCGGAAAGCGCGCGAAATAATGCGGAAACCTCCCGCGCAAGTGCGGAAACCTCCCGCACAAAGGCGGAAACGGCCCGCCAGACGGCAGAGGGCAAGCGGGAGACAAACACCCAGGCAGCGATCAAGAACGCCCAGGACGCCACAAACAAGGCCGCAGAGGCCACGAAAAAGGCGGAGGCCGCGCTGGCAGACCAGGCAGAGCTGGAGCAGACTCTGGAGGACTGCAAGACGCTGAAAGGCCAGACAGAAACCGCCGCAAGCAATGCTGCGGCCTCTAAGGCGGCGGCGGAGAAAGCCAAGAAACAGGCGGCAGCAAACCAGAGCGCCGCCCAGAACGCCCAGAAAGGTGCAGAACAGGCCCAGCAGACCGCAGCGGGCAATCAGACCACCGCAGAACAACAGGCAACCCTGGCGGGCCAGGAGCGTGCCAAGGCGGAGGCGGCGGCCAAGACCGCAGAGAGCTGGACGCCGGACGGCGCAGTAGACGCGATTTGGGCGGCCCGTCTGGACGGCACAAACACCGCCGAAATTTTCCAGCAGTACGCCGCCGCACTGTCTGCCCAGGGCGTGGACGTGGACACAATCGTGCGCCGCTGGTTTGCTCTGGTGTGGGATAACAGCACCTACGGCACGAAACTGTATAAGTTTGCGACCAGCGCCACGCCGGACGGCGAACTGATCCAGGCGTCCGCCGAACTGGGCGCAGCCAAACCCGGCACAAACTCCACCGCCGCCGTCGATCCCTATTTCCCGCGCGGCGCGTTCTGGGCGGTAGAGGTCGCCTACGAGATCGAGAACAAGGAACCCGTCGTCAAGGCTGTGGCGGGCGTCAACGGCGTGGATCGCGCCACGCTGCTGTCCGGCAAGTTTGGTATGGTGGGCGTCGCCCAGAAAACAGGCTGGGTGTGCGACACTGCCGACGATAATTATTATTATCACTATTACCGCGCCGCGCCCGCTTATTTCCTGGCCGACGCGAACGCCTACAAGCCGCTGCCGGAAGGTGTGGCGGTAGACGGTAGTCTCCGCCCGTTTGTGATCCACGCTAAGTATATGGCGGGCCGCGACGCCGACGGCAAGCTCACCAGCGCGTCCGGCCTGGCAGTTGTGAATTTTATCAGCATGGACGGCCAGCGCGCCGAGTGGAAGAAGCGCGGCGCGGACTACTGCGGTATCTGCGGCTGCGATCTGGCGTTCCGTATGCGCATGTTTTGGGCAAAGTACGCCAAAAAAGGCAACTCCGGCACGCTGGAGGGGTGCAGCAGCTACGGCTACCAGTACAAGGCCGCCGTGTCTGAAACTGGCGTGACCCGCGTTATTATGACCGCCGCCCAGGCAGACTCCTACCTGGTGGGCAGCACCGTGTCCGTCGGTGACGTGGGGACGGGAACCTCTACGGATCGCGGCGTTGCCTCCATGCGCGCGAAAGCCGACAAGGTGCGTATTTTGAGCATTGAGGACGTGACCATGGACGGCACGGCCTACAAGGCGCTGAACCTGGACACGGCGACACCGTTCGACACCGAAAAGGACAAGACCATAGTTTCGACCATGCCCTGGCACAGCGGCAGCTGCGACAACGTCCAGGGCGCGGACGGCAGCCCCACCAGCTGCACGTCCGGCGAGGAACCCTACGTTCTCCAGCTGCTGGAGTGCCAGCCGGGCGCGTATGCAATCAGCGCCGACCAGCTGACCGAGCAAGTGCTGGACGATACCGCCTACACCCACAGGCTGGTATTTTTCCGCCAGGCTGCCCAGATCGCTACGTCCATTACTGCCAACGCTGTGCGCTCTCCTATTGTGCTAACAATGCCCACGACCCAGACGGGCCAGTGGATGTACGAGAAAGACGTGGAAATCGACGCGGACGGCAATATGTACCCTGTGAGTGCTGGCTCTGGTGCAAGCTCTACAAACGGCTGCCGGGCTGCCGTCTGTGTGGCTGCCGCTGGCTCCCGCGTCTATGCGTGGTGGGCCTGGTATCCGCTCGATGCTTGGGGCTCCTGTGGCCTGTCGGGCGGTTTCGCGTCCTTTTGGGCGGGCGGCGCGACTTGGCACGGCCTGTGTGGCGCTTGTGGCTCCGGGGCAAATAGGGGTGAATATGCCGGGGCCTGACCCGGCATAGAGGGGACAGCGTCCCCTTTTAGGGGTGTGCAGCGTGTCACCGGGCTGCCGTCTATGTGCCTACCGCTGGCTCCCGCGTCAATGCGTGGTGGGCCTGGAATACGCTCAATGACAGGGGCAACTGTGGCCTGTCGGGCGGTAACGCGAACAATTGGACGGGCAACGCGAATTGGAACGGCCTGTGTGGCGCATTTGGTTAAAATTATCGCTTTTTATTGCGTTGTACACCGCGCCCGGCGAACAGCCGGGCCTGCGCCGCTGCTATGGCGGCGTGAACCATGCGGAGAAATCCGCAAAAATTGAGTGGAACCGGCACGGGGCCAACTGTGAGGAAAAACGCGGGCGGCCCTGCGACGCGGAAAGACCGCGCCGGGGGTTAGTAGAATAAGGCGGACGAGCCAAAACCGAAAGCTCTTGCGCTCAACCAAAAGCAGACAAAGGGGCGGACTATGAAAACCTACTGTAAAAAGATAGACATAACCGACCCCAAACAGATAGAAAATTTCGTTTTCGAGTGTTTCAGCGGGAGGTGGAAAGAAAACGGCTTTATAAATTTGCTGATCCGATACGGCGGCATGACAAAGGCGCAGATACTGGCCGACCTATTCCACGCCAAAATCAGCCCATTTCAATGCGCCAGTATACCGGGCAGGGGCCAGAAGTACGGCAAACGCCACCTGGAGAAATGGATAAGACGCGACAAACAGGCACGCCACGTCCGCAAAGGCGACATAAAGAAATGCTACGCCAGCTTAACCCCGGAGAAGGTCATGGAGCTGTTACAGCGCGACGTCCACAAAAATAAAACCCTGCTGTGGTTTGTGGGCGCGCTGCTGGAGACACACAAGGAAGTCACAACCGGGCTGGCGATAGGCTCCTACCTGTCGCAATGGCTCTGCAACTACGCGCTGTCCCACCTGTGCCGCTACCTGGAGGGCCTGGAGAAAGTCCGCCGCAAGCGTAACGGAACAGTACAGCGCCAGCGCGTCGTCCGGCATTGCCTCTTTTACATGGACGATTTTGTGATAATCGGAACGCGCGCCGCCGACATGGACAAGGCCATGAAACAGGCCACGATCTGGGCGGCGGAAAACCTGGGGATCACAATAAAGCCGGACTGGGGACGGATAGACCTAAAGGCCGGGGCCGTCGATATAATGGGCTTTGTGATAGGATATAAGGGAACCAGAATACGCCGCCGCATATACCGCAGAATCCGGCGGCAGTTTCTAAGGGCAGCCCGCGATCTGCGAAGCCTGGGATATGTGCCGCACTGGCGCGCCCGGAAGATAAGCAGCTACAAGGGCTATTTCAAACACACGAACACCAGGACAGCAACACGGCGGCTCGACGCCTGGACGATCTGCAAAGCCGCGCAAAAATCAGTTAGCTATGTGGACAGAAAAGCCGCACAGCAACAAAGAAAGGAGCCAATAGCAGCATGAAACAAACCGCCTATTTTAGCGAAAAGCCGGACACCGTGAAAATTTGCGTGCTCCCTACGGGGGCCTCTGATGTGTGGCTGCGCCGTAACGTTATGGAGGAACGCACGCCCTACCCGCGCAGCGACGGCCAGGGATACGAGGAAGAAGTCCAGTATTTGGTCGAAGAGGCTTACATGAGAACCGAAGAGGCACTGGACGCCAGCGCGGTACAGGCGAGCTTCGAAGAATACTGGAAAAAGGCGGAGGCGTGGCAGCCGAAAGCCGAAAACGACGACCAGCCCAGCGACCACGAGCGCCTGGTGGCCCTGGAGGCCGCAATGGTCGATATGCTCCTGGGCGGAGGTGACGAAGATGTATAAATTTATCAAAATTCAGTATCGGCTGCACGCGATCACCGAGGCCCAAGTCTGGCAGATGGCCGACGCGGGCCGGATCACCGAAGCCCAGGCCCAGAAAATCACCGGGAAACCGCGCCCGGCCCAGGAAGCAAAGCAGGAAGCACAGGAGGCATAAATGAAAATTTACGGCATTGACGTGTCCCACCACCAGGGGGCGATCAACTGGCAGCGCACAGCCAGCGAACTGCGCCGCGTGAACGGCGGCAGCAATCCGGGCTTTGCCCTGTTGCGCGTGGGCTATTCGGCGCGCCACGGCAAGGGCGGACTGTATACGGACGGCCAGTTCCTGGCGAATGTCCAGGGCTGCGAGAAGTACGGCGTCCCGATGGGCGTATATTTCTACTGCTACGACAAGAGCGCAGCTGCAGCCCGTCTGACCGCGCAGCAGGTCGTCAAAATGCTGGCGGGTCACAAGTGGGACTACCCGATCTACTACGATGTAGAGTACGAGCCGTTCAACAGGGCATGCGGCAAGGCCACAAACACGGCGATCATCCAGGCCGCGCTGGAAGTTCTGGAGGCGGCGGGCTACTATGCCGCCGTCTATTGCAGCCGGGACTTTTTCCTCAACTACACCAACCTGTCCGCGCTGTCTGGCTTTGATAAGTGGGAAGCCGCCTACACGGCCACCGACACCGCAGCAGTACAGAACGGCCTATGGCAGTACAGCAGCAAAAACGCGCTGAAAATCGCGGGCTTTGGAAACAGTCTGGACTGTGATGTGTCCTACAAGAACTACCCGGCAATCATGCGCCAGGCGGGGCTGAACGGCTACGCAAAACAGGCGGCCAACACCAACACCCAGACGCCCGCAGCACCTGCTGCAAGCCGCTACCAGTTCTCCCTGGGGCCTGTGTCCAGCGGTGACAAAGAACCAATTGAAATTGCATTGCTGCCGATTGTGCAGCACTTGAAACTGGAAAAGCTGTACAGCTGCCAGGCCGTCGAATAAAAGGAGGACAAGACAATGGCAAAGCGGATCATCGACTACTACAACCTTTTCGTGGGCGCATTTGTGACTATCGCCGCCGCAATCCTGGGCGAGCACTGGTATTTGTTCGCCGCGTTCCTGGCCCTCAACGTCGTGGACTGGCTCACGGGCTGGTACAAGGCCAACAAGCAGGGCGTCGAAAGTTCCAAGGTGGGCTTAAAGGGAGCGCTCAAAAAGCTGGGCTACTGGGCCGTCGTGGCCGTGGCCTTTGAGCTGGCGGGCTGCCTCCAGGCTCTTTGCGTTGATATGCTGGGCTTGCAGCTGGACTGGCTCCTGCTGCTGGGCTGGTGGGTGCTGGCCTCTCTGATCGTCAACGAGGCCCGCAGCATTTTGGAGAACCTGGTGGAAATGGGCTACGATGTGCCGGACTTTTTGGTAAAGGGCCTGGCCGTCACACAGAAACTGATCGAAGCAAAGAACCCCACCGCCAACCTCACTGACACCGAAAAGGAGGACTAAATCATGGCAGCGAAGAAAGAAAATGACCTGATGCAGGCGGCAGTGGCCGCGCGTATGGCAGGTAAGACGGTAAACGCCGACGAGCTGGCCGCACAGCTGCCGGAGGGCGTCGAGGCCGTGCCGGAGTATAGCGTGGAGGACAGCAAAGAGAAACTGCTGGAGATCGCCGCACAGCTGGGCGTGGAGGTCAAGAAGAACGCCAGCAAGGCGCAGATCGTCGCGGCACTGGACGCCGAGATCGAGGCCAACACCGTAGACGGCGAAACCGCCGACGCGCTGCTGGCCCAGAAACATGCCCAGAGCGCCGAGAACGCCGCAGACGATAACGAGGACGCCGAGACGGAAAACGACGCAGAGGACGGCGCACAGCCTGTACAGGAGGGCGAGAAGCTCCACGGCTATGTGCTGACGATCCACCACGGCTACACCAACCTGCGTCACACTCCAGAAAAGAAAGCCGACAACGTGGCCCAGCTGGTCGAGAGCGGCAAGCGGCTGGAAGTGGAGGCCCGCGTCCAGGGCATGGACGGCCAGCCGTGGTTTAGGCTGTTGTCTGGCCTCTACATTGTGGACGACCCCACCGTAACGAAGTACGGCGAAGCATAAACAACTAAGCCCAGGCTGTGCGCCTGGGCTTTTCTCATTCTTTACTTTTCGCAGAGGGCCACAAACTGTCCATTGTGCAGCCCAGAGCGTCCGCGATCCTGCGGAGGGTGTCAACGCGGGGGACTTTCTTGCCGCTTTCAATATCTTGAAGCGTTGAGGGGGAACACCCGGCGAGTTCTGAAAAGACGCGGACGGAGTAGCCCGCGCGCTCACGGGCAGCCTTTATTTCGGATTTTCCCATGTGGCGCACCCCTTTTAAATCTCAACGTCGAGGGAGACGCAGAACTCTTTGCCCAGAGGCAGCCCGGCCTTTGCAAAGCTGGTGGATGCGCTGCGCGGCAAAATGGAAATTTCAAGCAGCCGGATCGTTTCGTCGGACTGGATCAGATCGCCGTTTTCGTCCAGCTCATCGTCGCGGGAGTAGTCGACGAAATATTCCCAGCGCGCCGTCGCGTCGTCCTGCCCGGTGATCCACTGGCGGCCAGGCTCCGCGCCGCTACCGTTGATGGCCTCCCTGATTTCATCCGCAACGGCTGCGCCGTCAACGTAAACGCCCGTTGCCTGGTAGATCGCGTCTCTGATTTCATCCATGATCCTGTTCTCCTTTTTTGTATGGCTTGCTTGCCTTTCGGTAATTATATTGTACCGCTTTAGCGGTACACTTTCAATAGGCAAGCTGCACAAACTTTGCCCTGTATTTTTGTACCGCTTTAGCGGTACAGCGCAAACGAAACAACAAAGCCCAGGCTGTGCGCCTGGGCTTTTCTCTACCTATTTATAACATTGTATTAAGCACACGCACCGGGTGGCTTTTTTCTGTTCATGCTGTTGGCGGTCCACCAACAGCAGAATATCGTTG